TCATTGTTCAAAAAATTAAAGAGGAGTATCTAAGTCCTGATATTTCTTTAGCATTCGATGAAACCAATGATGAAGAATACTCATTGGTGTTTCCATTTCAAAGCCCATTAGAGATGATTCAAAAAGTAATGGTGAACGCGACACCATCTGATTCAACTGTTCCAGAGTTTGACGCAGGATTTTTGTTTTATGAGACAATCGATGGCTTGAACTTCAAATGCTTTAATAATCTTTTTAAACAAGCACCCTCATACGTTTTCTTTAACAGTGATACTATTGGTGCTGATCCAAAAACTGACGAGTTCACGCAAGGCACTTTCATTACAGAAAAAGTTGTTTTTAGAGACTCATCAAACAGAGTAAAACAATACGAAAATGGTGCGTTTTCAAGCAGAACATACTTTCATGATTTGACAACAAAACAATGGGGTGCAAGAAACTTTAGTTACATTAATGAAAACTTGGTAAATGAAAAGTCAGGGAGTCCTAATACTTTGAACACAAATTTGAATGCACCTTTGGCAAGGGCAATCGCAACGGCACAAAATATTGACAACACAATGTTCCCAGTGGTTTCTCAAAATCAAGTAGAAAACTATTCACCTCAAAAAATATTTTTTGCACCACGACATACAAATGTGCAGGGTGAAGATTTTGGAACAAATGAGAATAACTACGAAACACTTCCAAGAGTGAAATCTAATATGTCACTTTACAATGATACCGAGGTTGAGATTACCGTCTCGGGCAACTCACTTCTTCGTGCAGGACAAGTTGTAACTTTTATGGTGGCAAGAAACGAACCAGTTGATAAAATTAAAAGTAGTGCCAGTGAATTCAATGAAGAAAAAAGTGGCAAGTATGTGATTAGTAGTGTTCACCACAGATTCTTTTTACAAGACGGAAGTTACAAAACTTATCTAAATCTTGTAAGAAACTTTAGAGGCTCTATCGTGCCAAGTCAACAAAACCCTGTGAATTCGGAGGAAGCAACATGATGACACAAATGTATCAAGGAGTGGTTGAGGATCGCAATGATCCACTAAGTTTGGGCAGAGTTCGCATTCGATTTGTTGGTCTTCACAGTGAGGACAAACTTAAAATTAAAACCGAGGATTTGCCTTGGGCTTATCCTGTTCAACCGATTACGTCTGCCGCCATGAATGGCATCGGCACTTCACCATTGGGTCCAGTGGAGGGGACTTGGGTTGTTGGTTTCTTTAGAGATCAAAATATGCAACAACCTGTTTACTTTGGAACCCTTGGCGGTGTGCCACAAGAAGTTTCCGATCCCCAACAGGGATTCAATGATCCTAATGGTAGGTATCCCCTTGAACCATACGTTGGAGAGCCAGACACGAACCGACTCGCTCGCGGACAAGAAGAAGGCACGATTGTTGAAATTAAAAAAGAAAATGTTGATCGGCTTACGACAACAGTTGGTGGAGGACAGACAGAAGAAATCGAAGAGCCTACACCACCTTTCGCCGCACAGTATCCCTTCAACCATGTGAAAGAAACTGAGTCGGGACACATTCAAGAATTTGATGATACGCCCGATGCTGAAAGAATCCAGACATATCACAGGTCAGGGACATTCGAGGAGATTCATCCTGATGGAACGCGAGTGGTCAAGGTCGTGTCAAAAAATTACACGGTGATCATGGGAGAAAATGATATTCACATCGCACAGGACTCAAACGGTCAAGTTGAGGGATCTGTAAATCTTCTGGTGAACGGGGACGTAAACTTAAAAGTTGACGGAGATATGGAAACGAATGTCGGTGGTGATTACAAACTAGAGGTCGGGGGATCAGTCACGATCAAGGGTGGTCCCAGAATCAAGATGAACGCGAGTTCGATCAATTTGAACTGAGGTAAAGATGAGTAACGGTGCAAGAGACATTACTGACATTCCCGCTTACTACGACTATCTCGTTGGTCTTGGTTTTTCTTTTCATATTTTTAAAGAAGAGCCAGAGTATGACACATTTACTTCATATTCACCTAGAGGTTTTATTCTTCCTACTGGTGGGTCATACAGCACGGCAAGACAACACTTTATTGAAATGATCACCGAGGGTGGTCACGGAATCAATCGACCCATGAATGATGCTGAGATTCTCGCACAGCACAGTGATTTGACGCAAGACGAAATCACAAGTATGCGTGCTGCGTATCAAAGAAATATCACTCGAAGACCATTTAAACTTCCAATTGAAATTACAGGTTTGAACTTTCCTGAACGGGAACTTGAAACTATTCAAAGATACTTGGGTGAGTTTTACGAAGAGGTTTCTTCAAGAAAACCTTATAGAGAAAGCGGTGCAAGAAAAAATATTTTTGTTCCGAAACAATATTCACAAAATACAACCGGATCGGCGGTCGGACGAATTGGAACCATACCCGGAGCGAATCCAAAGCCGGGATCATTTTGGTATGACAACAGAGAAGGAAAACTGTTTGCCTACCTCAATGACGGAAGTGGAAGCACTTTGAATTTTTGGGTGGAGGTGGGCTAATGCCGGGTGTCGCAAGAGACTCTGATGCGTGTGGTGGTTCAATCATCGGATCAGGATATACAGTTTTTGTAAACGGAAAACCTGCCGCGTTAGTTGGTGACCCGATCACTCCTCATGGTGACTCACCTCACACCACATCACGATTGGTCAGTGGGTCAGGTAACGTATATTTTCAAGGAAAGTCCGTGGCAAGAAGTGGAGATGTCGCAAGTTGTGGTCACAGTATTTCTTCATCTTCAACAAACGTAAATGCAAACTAAGGAGTAAACATGCCACTTATTGATTTAGATTTGTTCAACCCGAGCGGTTGTGAAACACCACCTTTACCATTTTCCCCAGAGCAGATTGAGGTTCTGAAAAGTGTCGTGGATGGAACGGCTTTTGAAAATCCTGTTGCGGGTGTTGTGAATCAGGTGAATAGTGCCGCCGTGGCTGCTGTTAGTAAAGTTGATTCATTGCGGGGAAATGTCAATGATATATTTGGTAAACTACCAGATATCAGTGACGCACTTGAAGATCTATCCGCCCATATTAGTGATTTTTCACAACATGCCGACAGGCTTTCTGGTGTGACTGATGTTGGTAATTTGGGTGACCTTCCCGGTCTTGCAGGTCTTAACTCTTTGGCTTCAAATATTAATAATGTAAAAAACTCAATTGAACAAGATACGTTTGGTGAAGATGTGGTAGATCATTACTCTGCGATGTTTTCAAGCATTCTTGGTCCCGGCTCAACTCTGTTTGAGGGTGCGAACGCACTGATTGAGGGCGACTTAGAGGCGTTCCTTGGTCAAGTAGAAGCCAGTGGTAATGTCAATTTTTCCAAAGCAAATAGCATACTTAACTCTATAAATCAAATCGGAGAGGACATTCAAAATATCATTGAATCTGATAATGATTATGCTCTGGCGGCGATTGATTATTTGGCAAAAGTTTCCCTCGGAACGTCCGTGCTTTCGATGGTCGAAGATCCTTGCTTCGGACAAAAACTTTTACAGCAAGTTGTCAAACCAGATATTAAAGGTTTGTTGAATATTTAAGATACATACTTTCATGGCAAGATACGTCGATATAGATTTGGACTTTACGAGAAACCCGTTGACAAATGATGTTTCTTTGTTGTTTAACAAGGAGGCAGTCAAACGGGCAGTCCGTAATATTGTTCTGACCAATATGGGCGAAAAACCTTACAAAAGTGAATTCGGTGGCAACATCAAAGCACAACTTTTTGAGCAGTTCAATCCCATCACAGTTTTGACTCTCAAGACAAGAATTCAAAAGGCGTTGGAAACGTTTGAGAGAAGAGTCGATCTTCTCAAAGTTGAAGTGACTCCAAACTTTGATCGAAATGAATTGACTGTGAGCATTGTAGTCAAGGTTCTTAATATTCCTGAGCCTGTAACTGTTGATATCACCCTAGAAAGGATCAGATAATGGCTAGCACAAAAAGCCTCTCAGTCAACTCACTTGATTTTACACAAATCAAAACAAACATCAAAACTTTTTTGAAAGACCAATCAACTTTCAAAGATTACGATTTTGATGGATCTGGTCTTTCCGTTCTGATTGACACACTATCGTATGTCACATATTACCAAGGTATCTACAACCACTTTGCCGCAAACGAACTTTTCATCGATACAGCCGTAAAGAGATCCTCTGTTGTTTCACACGCAAAATCACTCGGGTACAATCCAAGGTCAATTTCTGCCGCGACCGCTACTGTTGACATCACAGTAGGTGGCTCTGGCACTTACTTGAGGCGAGGTGATATCTTTAACTCTAGAGAAAATGATATTTCATATAAGTTTTCTCCAGTAAAGGATTACACATCAACAGATGGAAAGATCACGAACGTTGATATTAAACAAGGCACATACAAATCTAAATCTTTCGTGGTTCCAAACTCGCTCGCCAACCAAAGATTTATTTTAGATGATAACAATATTGACACGACCACCATCGAAGTGACTGTGCAAAGAAATATTGGTGATACCGTAGGCATCACTGATGTTTGGAACAATGCATCGAGTATTGTTGAAATTATTTCCACCACCAAAGCATATTTTGTCGAGGAAGATTTTGACGGAAGATATGCTGTCACTTTTGGCGATGGTATCATTGGAGAAAAACTTCAAGCAGGAAACTTTGTCACTGTCACATACCTTGTCACACAGGGTGCGATCGCAAATGGAATCGGCTCAACAGATTCAGAATCGGCAAGAACCTTTTCCTTTGGCACTGGCAACACAGTTGAGGTTGTGGATGCTGCGGCAGGTGGATCACCAAGAGAGTCTCTTGAAAGTATTCGATACAATGCACCAAAATCATTTGTCACGCAAAACAGAGCCGTGACTCAAGACGATTATGAATCCCTTGTCAGGTCAAACTTCTCTGGGTTTGATGCAGTTTACGCTTACGGTGGTGAGGAGGCAAATCCTCCACAATATGGAAGAGTGTTTGTTGCGATCAAACCAACATCAGGTACAAAACTAACGACCACACTCAAAAATTCTATGGAGACTTTTTTGAAGAAAAGATCAAGCCTCTCCTCCACGCCAGTCGTTATTGAATCAACACCTTTGTTTGTTTTGAGTAACACAAATGTTTTTTACAATCCTGCTGAAACTTCGCTCAGTGATTCTTTGTTGAAAACTGGTATTGAAGCGACAATCACAAATTACATTACGCTTCGAACAAATGCATTTAACACTACAGTTTCATCTTCTTTGATCGAAAATGATGTAATCTCAAATTACGATAGTTTGTCTAGCGTCATCAACACCCTCTCTCTTGAGAGAAGATTTGATGCAGTGCCGATCAAGTCGGGCTACGATATTATTTTTAGAAACCCTATTCTTTATCCTCATGCCGGACATATTAGTGCATTGTCTACCAATGAGATTCGCTACACGGATGATGCGGGTTTACAATACTCAGGATTCTTTGATGAAGATGGTAATGGTAGGGTTCGTTTCTACACAGTCGTTGAGGGAGAGCGTTTTTATGTCAACACCAATATGGGGACTATTAACTATGCTACAGGTCTTGTGTCTCTTAGATCAGTTGTAATTGAACCGGGAGTCAACGAAACAGATATCAGATTCAGAGTTAAGATCGCCAGTGGTAGGGCAACCTCAAAAGAATTGTTTGTTTTGGCTTATGATAATACTTACTCACTTTCAAATAATGTAAATGTGTTTAATCAAAATGATCCCGCTGCTAGACCTGAGCCAGAAACGATTTTCGTGACCACGGGACCAAACACCGCCGTTCCAGTTGAGGCTGTCACTTTCACTGAAACGGGAGTGCCACAAGTATCCTCCTACGTTCCGTTGACAGGGGAAGGTAGTGGCACTTACACGCCGACCTCTACCACGCCCGCAACGACCGCCGTTGGGGATGTGTCTGCGTCTGTGACCCCCGAAATTCCGAGTGTCTCAGTGGTTCAGACTCCTAGTCCCTTGGGCGGCGGAGGTTATTAATGTCACTGTTTAGTCCCTTTCACTTACAAAACCTTGATGCATATCAAGCCGTACAGGGAGCAACCCTGTCCACGGACGAAGGGATTTCAAATCTTGTAACCTCTATTCTTCCAGATTATGTCGTTTCTGATCACCCGACATTTGTTGCATTTTTGAAAGCATACTTTGAGTATCTTGAGCAGGATGGCAACGCTAGATTTGCAGCATCAACCATTGATAAAAATATTGACGTTGATCAAACTCTTTCTGAGTTTCTTCAATATTTTAAGAAACAATATCTTTCTTCTTTTCCCGTCCAACTTGAGTCTGGAATGGATGAAAGATTTATTCTGAAAAAAATCAAAGACTACTATCAAGAAAAAGGTAGTCCAAGATCTATTGATCTTTTGTTTAGAATTTTGTTTGGAGTTTCTGCCGAGGTCGAACTCCCAAGAGAAAAACTTTTTGTCTTGTCCGAGTCTGATGTTGACACTAGACCTGAAATCACACTCAGTAATCTTAAAGGTATTGAAAACACCTTTGATAGCGAGTCTTACTCCATCAAACAAAGAGTGACAAAAGATCCGACTTCACCTGTAAGGGCATCAGCATTTCTTGATCAAATGCGAGTTATTCATAGAGCAGGAAGAAACTTTATCGTTGCAGACCTTTTGGATCTGGATGGTTCTTTTGATTACAATTTACCTGTTCAAATCTATGACTCAGCGGGAAATTTTCACGTTGAACAAATTATTCCCGTTTTTACCAAAATTGTTGTACCCGTAGGTGGCACTGGTAAGGCTTTTTCTGCCAACGAAACTTTGTCAATCAAAGACTCAGATGGCAGGATCGTTGAAACTGTTAGAATTGTTAAAACTGGTGGACTTTTTCAGCGTGATGCAACAACTGGTGCGCTGATACCAACCACTGCAAATCTGGGTCGAATTATTCAACTTGAAGATATCAACATGAGAGTCCCAGACATTGGAACATACACGATTGTGGCTGATGACGGTAATCCCAATACTACTAATTTGTCACTTGGTCAAAGACGGGCGATTAGTCCGAAGCCTGATGTATACAGAAGTCAAAAAAACCTTTTGAGTGCCGACTCGAATATTCAAGACAATAACAAATATCAACAATTTTCATACATTATCAAAGCAGAAAAATCTCTTAGAGACTATTCGACTCTTTTGAAAAAACTTTTTCATCCAGCAGGAACAAAACTTTTTGCACAGTATAATTTTTCAAGAGAATTTACTCTAAATAGTGCCACTGTAAGCAGTCTCGCAGGTGCAAGTGGTGGAGTAAAAATTAGACAAATTATCGCTCATTACTTTCCTTACACGGTTGGTGAAACTGCTGATCTAAGAGGTGATACGTTTGGTGCGACGTTTGCAGATTACTATCCCACCGGATACAATGGTCTGACCGTTGCTGCTCTCGCATCTTTTGACGCTGAAGGAAATGCAGTCACTCACGCACCAACCACCGCTGGATTCACACACGGACCTTTGGGCGGATCAACGGCAGGCACGGCAAACCCCGAGTCATTCGGGTTTTCCTTTGGTATCGTGACTGCTGGCACAGTCCTTCCGGGCTATGTCGTGCAAACCAATAGACAACTTAGAGCAAATGACTCTGATTCGGTAACCGCACCATTCTTTACAATTTTTAGACATCCAAAAAATCAAAGAGCAACAAACACTATCATTGCAAGTGACGCGGATGCGTATGCGAGTGGTGTCATAAGTAGCGATCAGGTTGAACTCATTTTTGATGCACAATATGACAGTGTTGATAATCCCCATGATTTTCTCGGCACACCCGTTGCTGGTGACTTTGCGATTCAGTACGCGCAGGCTGAATTTCCATCGGGTGTAACAAATGATGACACACCCGGAGTAAATCAAAATACAATCGCTAAAACCGTCTCTGCCTTTGGCACTGTGAACTCTGTCACGGTTCTTCCACGATCAAATCCATCCAATGAAACCAGATACTATCGTGGGAACACGGGTGATCCGCCAACAGCGGGGCGTGCTTTTTCGGCAAATATCACAATGCATTTTGGTAGATTTACAAACACGGGTTACTCAAGGTTCCCGACAACAAATCAAGAGGGTTACGTTGAATTTACAAGGGTGACTGACGCTAGATTTTACCAAGAGCAATTCACCAGTAAAAGATTCATCACGCAAGATCCTGATTTCTTAGGACTAAATACCACTGTTGCATCTGTCACGGCTGATTTTGCTTTTCAAGATGTGAGAGTTGGTGACTTTATTGATAATATGACCGCCACATTAATTTCTTCTGGTGGAACATTGACTGGTATTTCAGCGGGTGGACTCACTGGTTAATATTAAGGGAAAAAAATGACTCAAAGAAAACTTGACAAACAATTTAGAACAAACATTGCACAAAACTTTGTCAGACAAATTCAATCTGATAATGATGATTGTCTGTTTGCCTGTGTTGGGTCGTCGGAGGGTGAATTTTTAACTTCTAGAACCGAAAGACAAGAGCAAGTTCAAAGACGCAAAATTTTGACGGCGACTCGTATTTTGCCAAAAGATATCTCTCTGGTCATCAATCGTGTCGATTGGACTAGTGGGACTGTGTATGATCGAGTTGAAGATGATGTTGACATGTCAACACAAAATTTTTATGTTATGAATAGTCAAAATAATGTTTACATTTGTATTGACAATAACGGCGGAAAAGAATCACTCAGAGAGCCGTTCGGCACTGACCTTGATAACATCACGATGGGTGATCGATATGTCTGGAAATTCGTGTTTTCCGTTCCAAGTGATAAACTTAAATTTTTGGATTTAAATCATATTCCTGTGCTTGATCTAAAAGTTTATGACAATGAATCACAACCTTATAGTGACGTTCGACAGTATCAGTATTCTGTTCAAAAAGGTGCTGCTACTGATGAGCAAAAAGGACAAATCGTAAGAGTTGATGTTTCAGCAACAAACACTGGTGTATACAACAACTATTTGAGAGCGGATATTGATCGAGTTGTTTTGGGTGCGTCTGCCGATAGTGTCGTGATCAGTGATGCCGTAAACACAAATAGCACATATACCAACTACGCCATTAGAATTATTGATGGCAATGCCGCCGGACAAATCAAAACAATTAAAGATAATATTATCACCCCGAGTGGTTTTAATCAAGTCCGTCTCTCCACCGGCTCCGGCAACACGTTTGATCCTATTCCAGAAGTGAACAGTCACTACGAAATTCTTCCGCGAATTAGTATTTCTGGTGATGGGGTGAGTGGAGCGGCATATGCAATTATGGACCCAGATAGTTTGAAAATCTCAAGAATCGTTGTGTCGGATCAGGGTGAGGGATACTCAACGGCATCGGCATCTATTAGTCCAGCACCCTCAAGTGGATCTGCACCAACACTTACACCTGTTCTTTTCACACCGATTGGGTTTGATCCAGTTTTTGAATTGTTTACCACAAAAGTTAAAATTTTGGCTACTATTGTTCCAGATAACTCTGATGCAACAGACAGATTGGTTGAAAATGATTACAGAAATATTGCAGTCTGGCTCAATCCAAAAATTGGCTCCTCTTACACCAACGCTGGTAAAGTCGCGTCTTTCAATGACGTTTCAAAAACTGACTTAAAGTTTGAACAAGTGCAGGGAGGTGATGAGATTACTCCAAATTACATTAGTGTCGGAGATTATGCTTACGGTCAATCTTCTAAGGTGTTTGGTCTGATCAATGCTGTGAGTAGGGCAGACACTCGCTCTGGAACCATGACGATTGAAAATCTCAAAGATGATTTTACTTACGGCGAAACAGTAAATATTTTCTCAATCAATGGATTTACTTTTGAGGATGGCGGAAAAAGAGTCAAAGCGAGAACAACGCTATCTGATAACGTAACACTTACTCCGTCACAAACAGAGTTTAGAATGACTACTAAACTTGGTCTTGAAACCACCGTTGGTGCTGCTGTCAGCAACGATAACACGGTTACGGGTGCGTCAGGAAGTTCTGGGGTTGTTGCACAATATATTGAAGACGTAGGTAGTTCACCTCCGACTGGCACACTTTTGGTCACTGATTTATCGAGGTCAGCATCATCAGCGACAGCGGGCTTTGCCGTAAACGAAGTTCTTACTCTACCCGATAGCACTGGCGCAACAATTACGAGTGTGTCAATGCCAGAATTGGATGCTTTCTCTGGAACAATGCTATACATAGAAGGTATAGATCCAGTTGTAAGACAGTTTGAGCAAACGGATGTTTTGCAATTGACATTTGACTTCTAAGGAGCAGTAATGGCACAGTCAGCATATGACAAAACAATCATGGGCGGTCCTCCATACTTTGATGATTTTGACGAGGACAAGAGATTTCTTAAAATTCTTTTTAGACCGGGAAGACCTCTTCAATCTAGAGAAGTTACACAACTTCAATCAATGCTCCAAAACCAAATTGAAAGATTTGGTCGCCATATGTTTGAGGAAGGATCGGTTGTAACTGGTGGATCAATCACTGATGCCACTGTAAACTTTATTCGTGTTACCGATAGTTTGACACTTGAACAACGTGCTGCTCTTGTTGGTTCAAAACTTAAATCTAATGACGAGTCCTCTGCTGTAAATGCAACAATCATTGGTGTTGAGGATGTCGGTGACGCAAATGAGTCTAATGATAATTTTTATGTCATCGCTTTGCAGTATATCACCGCCGGATCTTTCTCTGCATCCGAGAGTCTTTCAACTTACGGCTTGAGCCATCCGAATTTGACCTTGACCGTTAAGGCTGAATCAACTGGACCCACTGATCCCGAGCCGACTGGCACGATTTCAAACTATGTCACAATGGACGAGGCAATTTTCTTTACGAATGGATATTTTGTTCTTAGTGAAAAGGTGAGAATTGCCGCACATGCCACCGATTCAACAAACTCGATTCGTGACTTTACGAATACAACTTGCTCAGTTGGTTTTGATATTGTTAAAGAAACAATCAACGCAGATGAGGATAGCACTCTAGACGATCCTGCGTTTGGTTTTTACAACTATACATCTCCGGGTGCTGACAGATATAAAATTAATCTTGTTCCAACCATTCGAACACTCGCTGGATCTGGTGATGCCTTTGGTCTAAGACTTGAAAACGGTGAGGATTACATTGAACTCGTTCGTGTGATTAACGGCAACGTGAGTAAGAAGGTTCGATACCCTGAGTACGCCGGTCTTGCAGAAACTCTTGCACGAAGAACTTTTGATGAGTCTGGAAACTACACTGTTAGACCTTTCCAACTTTCGTTTCTTCTCCCATCCGAAATCCAACCAAACACGTTTACTGCTGGATCATTAGAGGACAACTCAAAAACTGCAATTAGTGTTTCATCTGGCAAAGCATATTTGAATGGCTATGAGTATGAAGCGTCAGGTAACAATTTGTTTATTGTTGACAGGTCAAGATCCACGTTCACAACGGCAGGGGCAAATCTTGCGTTCAATGACCATTTTGATGTTCAAGCACGATCTTTGACAAGGGGCAGTGCCGATCTTGATGGTCAAGCCGACGATAATTCCACAGGAACGACCAAATATCATAACTTTAAAGACTTTGATACAATCATCGGTGGGCAAAAGAGAATCTATCTTTTGGATGTAAATGGTGAGGCTGTTGCCACATGTTATGTTCAACAAGTTTTGTCAAACATGGGCAAAATTGTTTCACAAAATTCAGATGAAAGAATTGTTTTCCAGTTGTTTGAACTTAGAGGATTGAGTGATAAGAGTTTGTCCTCCGTGAGATTCATTTCATCAAAGTATGTCTCAGCACCAACGGGATCAAATCTGCCATCAACTGATTTGAGCGGAAATACCGCTGCGACTTTTGGCGACACCACCACACACCTTGACTACTTTATCTGGACACTTCAGTTAGAGCCAAACAACACGGTAAACTTTAAAAAGGCTTCTTCCAGATTTTACGATCAAATTAAAACAAACGTTCCTGCGAATAGAACCAGACCAAGATTCATGAAAAATCTTAAGTTCAGAGCGATCAAGTCGTTTGTTGGCACTACGGATTCAAGTGGTGAGATCGTATTTGAAACTGGTAGCAACGCCGTAAGGTTTGCGTCAGATACACAACAAATTTCTAATCCAAGTGTTAGAGGAACTTCTTTCGCTTTTGACTCTGACTACGTTATCATGCAAACAGAAAACGGTGGATCAATTATTGATGATCCATTTGACAGACAACTTCCCTCTCCGAATGTTGGCTTCACTATTAATGTTTCGAATGATGGCACACGGGTCACAATCTCAGGTCTTAAGACCACTGATGGTGCGGCTGCCTATGCCAGTAAAAAAGTAGTTATGTCTGCACCAATTGTTTGTGATTACAATGTTGAAGATCACGCATCTCAAAACTTGGTGAGAGCAGGTCTTGACTTTAGAAGCACGGCTCGACTGACTCAGACAGATACCATTCCACAAGATGCATTGAATTACTGTGACTCAGATGGTGACGGTTTCCTTGATGGTTCTGACAAAATTTTCTTGTCGAAACAATTTTTGTATAATGTTACCTCTGTTTCAATTGGTGGAACTGATATCCGGTTGAAAGTTAAACAAAGAGATGCCACTGAACAAGGACGAAGCGCACAAAGAGGATCGGAGTCATCAAGAGACACTCGCGTTGAGAGGGCATTCATTCAACTTGAACCGAATGAAAAAGTTCAAATCACAGGCGATCTTGTTGTTACCTACAATTACTATCCGACTCCGACATATGGTGATGAGACTCGACGAGGCTTTGGTGAAATTTCTATTCCTAACTCATATCGCACAGATCAAAGCGTGAGTGAGGCAAAAAATCCACAGTTTGAAGATCATGTTCGCGCACCTTACATTCTTTCTCAGTTGGCTGAGTATGGTGCGAACGCCATGAATCATATTGACTACCGTGGTTATGAATATGTTTCGACCTTGGCAACTGGAAACGGATCATTTATTGATAGTGCTGATTCACCACAATATGAATTCAACAGGGCGTTTACCTTTGGCAAAGATAAAACTGGTGGTTTCTTACCTGTTGGTTTCGAAGGTGCAGATTCTTTCCACGAATCTGAATTTTACAATTCAACTCCTGCTACAGTCTACCTTGACTCTGATAGAACGGTCAAAATTTCAATTGGCGAGCCTGCTCTAAAAATTACTGATTATCCAAACCTTAGTGCAGATCAAATGAGAATTGCAGACCTTAACCTCATGGCATACGGTCTTTACGCCTCTGATGTCGCTGTAACCAAGTACGACAATCAAAGAACGACGATGAGTGAAATCAATGAGATTGAGCAAGACATCGTTGATAATGAAAAATATGATAGAATCAAAACTCTAGAACTTGAAGCCTACACTGAGGCAAAGGCGTATTTCAAAAACTTTAACCCTGTTGATCACTCAACTTTTGTTGACTCCTTTGAAGACTGGCGTTCTGCTTGGACAACAAACAATAGTGGTTTCAACTCCTCAATTGACATTTTTGAGGAAAGTCTTAGACCAAACTTTACGACTTTCTTTACAACCACAGCCATCACGGCAAGTAACTCAGACTCTCATATTCGAACGAGTGACGGAATTATCATGCCCGCTGGTATTACGGTTGACTTCATCCGAACGGACACCTCAAATGAAAATGCAACACCCACAGATGAGGCATTGAATCCAAATGGTGTTGTTGACTTCCATGGGTTTGCGACGGCAACGCCGTTCACTGACGCATATTGGAACCAGTCGTTTGAACCATTGGTTTTCCCTGTTAACGGCAAGACTAGTTATGATCCTGCTGACGATAGAGTTGATTACGTCCACCCAACTTTTGGAGATGTTTTCCGCAAAAACGGAAACGGTGTAAATGTTAAAGAACATGAACTGCATTGGTATGGGGTTCCTGAGACAGAGATTGATCCACCGAATATTGATGATACGAGCAATTTCTTTTATCGACGAACTCGTAAGCCACAGTCAGTTAAGCGAGCGTTGAACGCAAAACAACTTCGTAAAGAAAATACTGCTGGCTCTGCGACGGACAAAGTTGTTGATGACAGCATTCGATTCAGGGGTAGAAACTATACTGTCACTGTTTCTGCAAACGGACTGAAACCAAATACAGAACATAGAGTGTTCCAGACTGATGATACTGGATCAAGAAACATTCCGACTGGAAGAGGTGCAATTGCGATCTTTACAACTGGTGCAGGCGGAACCGCATCATTTTCTTTTGAACACCCAGAAGTTCTCTCTGGTGAGGAATATTATCTGATCACAGATTCGTTTGATGCCGAAACCAAAAGATTTAATGGTATCATTAACGCAACATCATCGGCAGATTTCTTTATTCAAAATACAGGTTTGTACCAAACTGAAGAATTTGGAATCAAGGGCATCCGACCTTTGAAACCAAGACGAGACTCGTCTAATCTTGGCACATACAATAACAGATACTATGATAATCTTCCGATTTCTGGTATCGCTCCATACAATTCCTTCACTCCGGTAACTCAAACATTTACGGTTGACGCTGTTGATAGTCCGCTTGGTATTTTCCTTGATAGCATCGATCTTTACTTTAAACAAGTTCCAACTGATGATGTTGCGACCTTGCCTGTGACTGTTCGTATTCATCCCGTGGTCGATGGTGTCCCAAACTACAATTATGTTTTGCCATTCTCAGAAACATCACAAGTTGTCACGACGGCTAATGATTCTTTTGTGCAGAATAGTAATTTCACAAGATTTAGTTTTTCAAGTCCTGTAATTTTATCTCCCGGCAAATACGCCGTTGCGATTGAAACGAACGAGTCTTCATATGTCGTTCATACGGCAACGACCTCTGAGGCAGTCGAAAAGCCAATCAATGTTAACGAACTTTACTTTGCATCGAACAATGGTGAAAACCAAGCCCTGCTCAATGAGTTTATTCGTTTCAGAATGAATCGCATGGAGTTTACCCCCGCTGCATCTAGCAAGGCTGGTGGTGATAGTAAAGTTAACTTCACTCTTACCTTCTCAGATTATGGACAGGGGACTTCCACAAACGGTGGAGATTCATTCAAGTCTTCGAAAAGTTTGGTTGCAGAATCATTTTTCTTTGCCAACGCACCAAGATTGTTTGTCAATGATCCAGCGGGTGAGGCAATTCTTCATGATTTCCGAGCAATCACTGACGGCGGTGGAGCAGAGGTTGATGATTCAAGCAATCCTCTAGCCGGTGATAAAGGTTTTAACAAAACATTCAGTGTTTTGGATTCAACAAAACAAGGTGCTATCACTGACATCAACGGAAAAGTTGATGTTCGTGCGAGGCTCGGTGTTTCCGTCGATAAAAAGGTCGCTAACGTTGTTGACCTTGATCGTTTTGCAATCATCGCAAATAGATTTAATCTAAACAATGACCAAAGACCCTCAAACTTTGGGTTTGATGAATCGAGTGCCTTCAAAAATGGTTTCGAAAATAGACCCGACGATAGTTTGGGAACCTGTCTTTCAAGATATTACAGCAAAGTTGTATACATTGAAGATAGTGCATCTGATCTAATTGTAAACCTTGAGGGCTATTTCCCAGAGGGTTCAAGACCAGTGATTCTCGCACAGGTCGGAGAATCTCTAAAGGCAATGGAAGATTCAGATTATTTCTTCTGCACCTACCTTGGTAATGATCCGGCAGGAAAAGGAACAGCCGAAATCAATTATCTTGATGATGGCTTCCCAACCGCGACTGAAGTTGGTGAGGAAGATGTTCGCAGACAATATGTCTTTAGAATTAAACCAGCATTTAAAAATGACGGTGCTGTTGCAAGGGCGGTTCCAAATAAATTTGATTATTATCGCCTGAAAGTTTTGATGCTTTCTGGTGGTGCAGAGTCCACTCTTCAAGGTTCAAATTTTGTTTCAACACAGGGACCAAGAATTTACAAACTTTCTGCCATCGCAGGCAGTGATTCAACTGTTGAGGTTTCTGAGGATGTCCCAGATGAAGTAGTGACTGCAAATGTTCCAGTTGGAACTACGTCATTCATTGTTGCAAATCAAGGAAAGAATCTTGTTGATTTCAATAGTTTGAACTCGCTCGATATTGATCTACCGACTTCACAAATGAAATCAATCAACAATGGATTCAACGACAATGCGGTTTCAATGGTCGAAATCGGTAGTATTTTTACGGGCGGTATTAATGTTGGTG